GCCATTATCCAAAAAATGCCCTAAATGCGGAGAGGAAAAAGGCGCATCTGAATTCTACAAGACGGACCGCACCAACGATGGTCTATACGGTTATTGCAAGCCTTGTACGAAACAGTACAGGGATGAAAACCCAAAGAAGAAAGAGCAAAGCAAGGGTCAACGATTGAAATACAAATTCGGAATAACCCTTGATGATTATAACAAAATGTTCGCGGAGCAAGGCGGTTGCTGTGCCATATGCGGGGATCATCAGTCTAATCATCAAAGAGCGTTTGCTGTAGACCATTGCCACGATACTGGAAAAGTTCGCGGTCTGTTGTGCATAAACTGTAATACAGGGATTGGAAAATTAAACGATGACCCCGCCTTGCTTAGAATCGCAATTTCCTATCTAGAGAAATGAGTAGCGACAAAACCACCAGAGCCAAAAGGCGAAACCTAGTCGCCAAACATTCCCACAAATTTAATGCGGGTTATTCGCACAAGCCAGTGACGGCCTACAAGCGTAAATCTAAGGGCCTACAGCGCGAGATAGAATCGAGCCTAGCGGATACACTGCTGGACAAATGAAACCCCGTGGCGGGCCTTACAGGGAACGTGACGAGCAAAATAAAAAAAGGCGGGAAAAATCCCCGCCTTGAATAAAATGAACTGTAGAGAAGAGTTACTTTACGGCCTCTACTATTACATCCGAACCCGAGTCTTTTCTATAGCACAGTAGGCAGTCTAGGCACTTTTTACCCGTGCAGTTTTGAGCGATGCCAGACGCCTTATTGACGTTATTAAAAACCTTGTGAAAGCCACGAGGGACACCGATAACGCGATCTATACGCGGATTTGAGAATACCAGAATCAGGTTATCTGGCACAGCATGACCGCGAACCAGTGAGGCGCGTTTCGTCCACAAGGTAAAGGTGCAGTGTGGGTTTTTGCGCGCAATGTTCACGATGTTTTCGTAATGTGTAGCGTTTATCAATTCCCCGTGGCCATTAAAACGGAAATACGCCTGATTGATAGTCGGCAGAAAATCCGCGGGTATAACCGATTTACTCAGCAGTTCAGAGTTATGAGCGAACGCTGGTACACAAGACTTGCGATAGGTAGAAAGCATACGATGTGAATAGCATTTACCGCATATGGTGTCGGTATCCTTCTGGCGGATACAGAATTCATTTGACGTGGTATCCGTATTGATGGCGCCAATGCCGTGTAATTTACCGCTCATTTTACTGATCTTAATCATTGTTATAAATCCTATATGATGATGAAGGGGACGCAAGATACAGCGAATACTATCACGATAATTAATGCGTTTTCGATCTGCTCTTTTTTAGTTCTCTCGTACATTGTTATTATCCAAGTAAGACTACAGGCTTTGCGTTCACTGCACCCGTTAATAACGTGGGCCTAAAAACGCGGTAGAAGGTCAGCATAGCGTCTGTGCTGAACCGATAAACCCTATCAAGCGAGCCATCATCGCCACACTCAAAAACTTCATATTGGCGGTAATCATCATCGCTTAACCATCCCATGAAGGGTTTGCTCAATTTTCGGTAAAAGTAGGTCATTTCGTTGCCCTCTTCCCGCTCAGGCACAGAAGGTTCTTCGTTTTCAGGCTCAGAAGAGCCTTCATCAAATTGGAAATGAATGATGTTTTTTGTGCCTTCGATTAGTTTTCGGCACTTATCCAGATCATCAGGGCCATGTTCGGAAATGGTTACTTTCATATCAGAAGACATGATTTTGAAACCAGAGATTTTAGGCATTTTCATTTTGTACTCTCCTAGAGCATTGGTTAAAGAACTGCCATTGGCAGAGATAACGACGGTATCAGACTATTTCAAGACAGTCTATCTGATTCTTTTTATAGGGGCATAAGGTGGGTTTATGGCATATTCCACCCACACACTCACACACTGTCCTAGACCATCGGCAGATAAAATCTATCTACTATTAGTAGCGCAATCAAAAAGAGGGTAACGAATCGTCGCCATTCTGTTAGATATAAACAAAAGTCTGACAAGACGACGCTGGGAATGACCCCACCCACCCCATTTTTTTTTCGCGTATTTATATATATCCTATCCACTCACCATCAGGGTATTTTTACCATTCATAAGCATTTCCTAATATGGAATATACAATCAAAACACCATACAACAAAATTTCGGAGGAGAAAAAACTTACCAAAGGTGAGTTAAATGCTTTGCGCCATTTCTGGCTAGTGCAGCAAATTGGAAGAAAACTGGCCGATTTAAGAGAGGGAAACACTAGCGATATAAAATTTTTGGGTGGGCTTTTGACTAGCGACAATGATCCTGTCGACTATCACAATAATGCTATGGCCGAAAAATTTTTGGGGGAAAATGATTACGGTCTAATACCTGCTTACGTGCTAGATCAGGCCGCTGATAACATAAAAAAACGCAAATACCTGAGAAATCCGCAATACGATTGGAGAGTAGACGGTTGATTACAGAGCAACAAGAAACATTTATTGAGCAGTACATCCTACACGGCAATGCTAGTCGTGCCGCAGAGCAGGCAGGATACTCTCATCCCAAGCAAAGAGGCTACGAACTAAAGAATAAGTTTGCCTCTGAGATTGAGGAACGCACCAAAAAGATGATTAAGGATGCGGTTCCCAGTGCCATGCGTATGTTGCAGAGATTGGCAGAGGAGGCAGAGTCTGAGTCTGTACGTCTTGGAGCCGTGAAAGATATTCTGGACAGGGCTGGTCTGAAGCCAACAGAGAAGATTCAACAGGAGATTTCTCAGGTAGAGCAGAAGTCTACGGAAGAACTACAGAAAGAGTTAGAGGCTCTCCTGAAGCACTAATGGCTAACTTATTTGATTATGACCCATTGAAGGCTTTAGGCTCTGGTCTCTTGAATATTTTGGCTCCAACGGCTGAGGCTAACGAATTTAATTTGCCTTTGGATAAAGATACTTGGTATGCGGAGTACCTTCACGGAAAACAAGCGTCTCCAAATGTTGCGGGAAAATACAAGGATGTAAAGGCGGGCAAAAACAGGGTTTTAGTTAGGCTTGATTTGACTGCAAAAGAAAGATCTGGAAAAGAAGATTCAGTTGCAAGGAAAAGCCAAAATTACCCAAAGAGGGGTCCGGGTCTAACTAATATACACTTGTTTGATGAGGATTCTGGAAAATTAAAAACAGAAAGGATAGGGGTCACAAGGGGCGGAGCGCTAAAGGGAAATATTGATTTTGTTGTAGATCAGTCTGCAAGAAACCAAACCTTGAAATCTGGTAGCAAAACAGCCAATACTGGGGTTGTTGGCAATAATTTTCCGAGGATGACGGAAGAGCAGATTAAACTTTTAAAAGAAAAGGGTGTTTCCCTTCGATATAACCCAATGACTCAAAACGCATTTACAGATATGCAGGGAAGAGTTGTAAAACCATTAAATGGTTATGCTTGGAGCGAGGGTGGAAGAGTTTGGGTTTTGGATGAAAACTGGTCTAGAAAAGGCGTAAAGTTTTATCCAACTTATGAATCTTTGCCAGAACATATTAGATCGAATATAAAACCCGGAGATATGCAATACCAGTTTAAAAATTCTAGGTCTGGAGGATCTATGGGCGCTCCTCTTGGCAAATGGGAAAAAGACCCTAAAACTGGCAGAAGAATATTTAAGGTAATGTAATGCCCGTCAGAAAGGTCAAAGGCGGTTACAAGTGGGGTAGTAAGGGTAAGGTCTATAAAACCCGTGAGGGAGCAGAGAGACAGGCTAGAGCGGCATATGCCAGTGGATATAGAAAAAGCGGTAGAAATAGCAAGAGAACTTAAAAAGCGAGAGCGGTACGAGAAGATTTCCTTCTACGATCCATACCCTTACCAGCAGAAGTTCCACGCCACAGGATTTGAAAACAATCAGCGCCTACTCATGGCGGCTAACCGAATAGGTAAGTCGTACTGCGGAGCGGCTGAAATGGCCTACCACCTTACTGGCCTATATCCTGATTGGTGGGAGGGAAAAAGATTCAACCGAGCAATTACGGCTTGGGCTGGCGGTGTCTCCAACGAAACGACGAGAGACATCGTACAGGCAGAATTATTGGGTTCCCCTGATGATCCCGAGGCATTTGGTACCGGTGCCATTCCAAAAGATAATATAGTAAAAACAGAAAGGAAACCGGGAGTACCAAACGCTAAGAGCGTTGCACTAATACGCCATATCTCAGGCGAGAACTCATCCCTACACTTTAAAGCCTATGAGATGGGCGTAGACAAGTGGCAAGGCCGCTCTGTTGATGTGGTATGGCTGGACGAGGAACCTAGCCGAGAACTCTACTCACAGGCTGTGACACGAACCCTTGATCGCCGTGGTATGGTTTATATGACATTCACCCCAGAATCGGGGATGACCGAGACTGTGGCGGCGTTTATGAACCACATTAAGAAGGGTCAAAGCCTGACAAATGCGACATGGGATGACGCATCTGAGCATATAAAGACCCTCAGAGGCAAAGAAGGACATCTAAATGACGCGGTGATGGAGCAGATTCTATCTGCGTATTCCCCCCATGAGCGGGAAATGAGAAGGTTTGGTAGGCCATCTATTGGTTCTGGTCTGATCTTTCCGCTGAATGAAGAAGAATTAATGATTGATCCGATACATATTGAGGATCATTGGCCGCGTATAGCGGCTATAGATTTTGGGTGGGATCACCCAACTGCTGTAGTTTGGTGCGCGATAGATAATGAAAGTGAAACCTTTTATATATACGATTGCTATAGAGCATCAAAAGCCAGCCCCTC